TAGCCATTCCATTATGCATGTGAGGGGCTCTTCTTACTCTTACGATTTGTACGCCATCTTCGTCATAGATGTCAGATGAGAGTCTATGGATTTTTGTATCTTCAAGAGAGCCAACAAAAATCTTGTCATAAGCATATACGCCTTGTGTTATACCCCACCGGTTAAAAGTGTCTGTGGCTTCATCTCTTGTGGCTCTTTGATGCCATGAACCGCTTTCTATGCAGTAGACGTATGTAATATTGTCAGTCAGAAAAGTTACGCACCAAAAAGTATTTCCTTCCTGAGTATAAGCAAAAGCGATAGCATCTTCAAAAGATTTATACTTGCTCCACTCTTCTTCAAGAGCATCAGTGGATATGCTTTGTACGGTATATCCGCTACTCATATAGGCTTTTCTTGTGCCCATAGCACCTGAGCCTAAGAAGAAAAGTGTGTCCCCGATCTCGCATGCTGATGCTGCGGAAGCGCATCCGATATTTCCCATCGAGCCTGATGTACGTAGGAAAGGAAGTGATGCATCATCAGCACTTTGCCATACTTCATAAGACCTAGGACCTAAAAGCCAAAGGTCTCCGCCTACTCTTTTAACGCAAATTATCGGATCAGCAAAACCTTCAGCAGATGCATAAGATAAAGCGTCCCAGTCATCTTCGCCATTGGCATACTGCCCGCTCCAAAAAAAAGTATTTGAAGGTACTCCTTCTAGCTTTCCACAGCAGACTGTGTATCCATTAAGATATGTTACAGACGAAGCTTGAAGCGGGGAATTTGTACCAAGTGAGGACATGGCTCTGGTCTTTAGATTTATATGGTAGAGAGTAGTGTTGTCAGATATGACTAAACCAAAACCATCATCAGCCATAGTGACTTGACCTTCCAAATTTGATATGATCCCTAATTTTTTAAGCTCATGTACCCCATTTACATCTTCAGGTCTTACTTCATAAACACTTTCCGCTGCTACAACTACAAGGGCTCCAACTGTATCTGTACCAAAACCTGTTGAAGTATAATACATCCCTCTTATACGCCCTGGGAATTTTGTTGGGATGTGATCATATATGACATCTAGGTACTTAAATGTCAGATGACTATATCCAGGAGTAGGGTATAAAGCATATTTTGTTTTTGCTGCAGCAGAAGTTATAGGTGTCGGCATCCAGTTTATAGAAAGCTGACAGTCTATAGGTAAAGATTTTGTGGTGTAAGATGGTCCCACAAAATTTGCAAATTGAGTTTTTTGTGTTGCCATTATCTGAATTCATCCACTGAAATATTATATCTTCCGTTAGCCATACCAGGTGCAGACCAGTCTAGCGTAAGGCTTTGCGAGCGATGATGCTTATTTCTGTACTTTGCTATCACTTCAGAAAAGCGATTCATACTTTGTTGAGCCATATCTAAATATCCATTAGTCATAGCTAAATCAGAAGCAAGTCTCCACTTCATACACTCTTTCATACCGCCTTCGCCTGGCCAAAGATCCACATTTGTGTCAAGTGAAATATTTCTAAGTCCTGTTTGAAGATATGAAATATTTACTGTCCTTTGTGAGTCTAAGTACAAAGTAACATATGGATCTAGAGCTGTCTCTAGGTACCAACCTTGCGTCAGACCACAGGTATCTTTGTCAGAATAAAAAATGTCAGACGGATATTCATCTAAAAGCACAGTCCCATCGGTTATACTTTGTATGTGGTCAGGTGGATCTATTGCTAGATCTATAAGATAGGAATCCGGTTCGGAAGATTTTTTAAAAGTTCCTGCATATGCATTTCCAGAAACGGTAGTAGCAAAAGTAAAAGATGTTAAAGATGTTATTCCTGTCACTACATGTGTACCATCTATGATAGATGTACCTTGAAAAAATAATTCGTCTCCAACATTTAAGCCATGTGGACCCGCTGTGATGCATGTGGCAGTAGGGTTCGCAGACGTTACAGATAAAATAATTCTTGAAGGGTCATTAGAAATTACAATGGTTCCATCACTCTTACTCATAACATTTTTTGTTATAATTCCTGGAGCAAAATTTTCTTCCATAGAAAAATTATCTAAAATTCCATTAAGCATTTCGAGTGCATCAGATGCTTCAGGGGCTGTAGGGGTTTCACCAACGCCTTTTACGCCACCCATTCTAAAAGCACTTTCTATTAGTTGCCTTGCTGTAAACATCTTTTTCCACCTTTCTTGTCAGAAGATTTTTTTTCTTTTTTATTTTGTGTGTCAAGATTCTTTGGATCTATGCACCAAACAGAATCCCATATGTGAAGGTGAGAGTTATACATACAAAGTCTCCTATGCTACAATAATGCAAAAGAAAAGAGAAGGCTTTTGACCTTCTCTTTTATAATTCAATTTGTTATAAATTATGCGAGTGGTGTTTCCACGCACACAATCCATTCTGGGTAAAGCACCGTGTACACCGCAAGAGTATCAAGGCGTGAAGGCAAAGTGTCATCAGAGATAGAGTAATCTTTAATGAAACGGATGCTCATGCCATCTACTTGCACACGATCTTTCATCTCAACTTTGTCAGGCATGACAAGATCTACAGATGTCAGAACAACCGCTTCCTTGTGCATTACGAGCGAGCATAAATATTTCGTACCGGCTGTGCCCAAAACTGTAATCGTAGAACCGTTTGCAGGGAGCGCAGAACAGTTTGCAGAAGCAGCTTGAGCGCGAGTAGCAGCGGTCGTAGGAGAGCTTACGATAGGTCTGATTGAGGACACAGTAACCGTGGTTCCAGAAGGCTTCGCAAGCACTTTACGCTGAAGAAGATTCGCGTAAACGCCCTTAGTTTCAGGGTTCACAAAGTAAGAAGCAGCAAACTGCAAGGTATCACCTACGGCTACATCAGCAGCACCGGCACCAGCGATGGTAAGGGTCTGAGTTTCATTCGTGTAGTCAGGAGTGATCACTGCGCCTAAAGTAACAACTTCACCACCAGCACCATTTGTTCTGACATACGCCAAGTCAGTAGAAGCCCATGTCATACCAGCGGTTACGTCCAAAGTATTTTCTTTGATCGCCTGAGTGATTTCCTTAGCGGAGTTGTAGATGCCTTTGATTTCACTTGCGATAACGGATTCTACATCAGATCCCACAAAAGCAAAACGTTCCGAAACATTTTTCGGGGCAAGCTGCTTATTCAAGATAGCTTTTGCAGAAGTAAAGTTTGCGTAAGTTGGTGTAGCTGCTGTCACGATAGTGAAGCCAGCATTAAGAGCCGCTGTCTGCAAGCCTTCTGCATCTTTATTAGAGGCAAGCGCGGAGCCCGCAGGGACCACAGTCTGCTCTGAAAAAGACTTTGTGCCGTTGTCGATATCGAGCGTCAGTTCTCTTGAGGAGAAGGTGAAGTCTACACCGGTTTGCGCAGGAAGCGTAACAGGGATTTTAGTTTGTACAACATCTTGGATTTCCTGGGTGGCACCGCTTCTTACGCGGAACTTCGCAGGTTTCTTCACGAAAATTGTTTCACCTTTCTTAGCTCCTTCTTGCGCAAACTCATCATTGTAAGCGTGCTTGATAAGGCCTGAAAAAAGTCGAGTGTTATAAAGACCACGAGCGGCCTCTTTAACAATATAACCAGTGATTTTGGCAATCGAATTAGCCATAATATTTTAACTCCATCGTCAGAAAAATCTGACATTTTGAAATGTCAGAAGTATGACATTTCGGTTTTAAATTCCCAGCCAATCTTCTATCGAAGCCGTTGCTGGATCAAGAGCCTTTGCAAGCCTTCCGTTTGAAAGTTGCTTAGGGACTTTAGGCTTCGTAGTAGCGGAATTCGTTTGAGGTTGCACAGGAGCGGTTTCCAGAGGCTTTCTATCTTTTAAGAAGGCTCTAAGATTCTTTTCCACTTCAACAATCACAGCATGCTTTTCCGCAGGGGTTTTCATGCTGTCTAATCTTTTTTGTATATCTTCACTAGTCGCAATTGTATATGAAACATATGGACCAATGTCAGATTTTTTGATGTAATTTAAACTCGAAGTCGGTATCAGAATGTTGTCCGCATTAGAGACTACATCATCGTAGTCTGGGAGGTCATCTTTAACTTTTGCTATCGCTGAATCCCATAAATCTTTTGCTTCTTTTTCTGTACGCTGTAATGCCTCTTGCTGTGAAAGTCTTTGCGTCTCCACCTTTGTCCTTTCAGCTACTTTT